AGCCAAAAAAGCAAAAAAAGGCTAAAGGCTTATGACTACACAAGAGAGAATTTTATTAATCGATAATGCGATCGATGATGTTTTAGACAACCTTAAAGATGGCATCGAGATAAAAGAATACTGGATCGATAACTTAAAAGTAGTAAAGCGTAGCCCACTAGAGCTAATAAGCGAGCTAAGAAGAATAAGAGCAAGCATCATAAAAGACGCACAAAAGGCAAAAGCAACTAGCAAAACATATATTTTTGGGGATAGGTATTGATGAAGCGAAAAACAAAGCAAAATTTATCTAAAAACGTAAGCGTAAAGCCAAAGATAAATTTTTTCAAATATCCAAGCCTAGAGCCTAACCGAATAAACTCATACGAGATAAGCCAGCTACTAAGAAATCAAGACATCGACAAAGTAAGTGCAAAGCTAAGAAAGCAAGCACGCAGCATAAGCACGTCGGTATCTCTAACAAGCGGATTTTTTGAGACGTTAAGCAGTGAAATTTATGGCGAGCAAGGATTTATCCTTGATATAACTACACCAAAGAAAAATCTTAATCAAGCCGTGCAAAAATCATTTTTTGAGTGGGAGCATATATGCTGCAAATATGGCGTTTATGACTTTGGCGATTACGAGGAGATGATATTAACTGCTCTTTATCGTGATGGCGAGGCGTTTATAAAACTACATAAAGGAGATACGCTTAAAATCGAGCTAATAGACGCCGAGGATATAGACAATGACCTAACCAACGAGGGCAAGCATATATATTATGGCATAGAATACGACGCTGAGCGAGAGATGACACCAAAAGCATACTACCGCTTACTAAAAAGCGGTAAATATGAAGTGATCCCAGCAGATGAGATCCTACACATTAAAAAATCATCACTTTCAAAGCAAAAAAGAGGCGTAAGCAAGCTAGCAAGTGCGATCTTTGACACTCACAGCAAAGACAAACTAAAAAAAGCAGAGCTTGACCGCGCAAGGCTTGCAAGCGAGCTAACTGGGTTTTTTACTCACAAAGATGAGGGATCACTACTCGGAAATGTCGAGTATGGAGACGATGGCGAGATAAGACAAAAAGAGATAAATTTGCCTGAGAGTGTGCAGACTGGCACATTTACCTTTTTAGAGGATGGTATCACTCCACAATTTGTAGAGCCACACAATCCTATTAATATGGAGTATTTCTTAAAAAGCACCGATAGGGATGTGGCTCGCTCGCTAGGGCTTAGTTACTCCACTTATACTGGCGATTTAAGAGAGGTTAATTATAGCTCAATACGACAAGGCACAATCGCAGAGCGCCGAAATTTTAAGAGGATACAAAATTTCATAAAGCGTAAATTTCACGACAACATTTTTAAAAGATGGTTGGAATGCGAACTAATCGCAGGGCGTATCAAGCCAAGCGACTATAAGCAGCTAATAGGACACTTTACTTTTAAATCCCAAGGCTGGGAGTATATCGATCCAGTAAAAGAAGTAAATGCAAACAAAATCGCAATTAGTGCAGGATTTAAGACAATAACCGAAGTTTTAAGAGAGAAAGGCGTCGAACTTGATGATTTTATGGATGAGTTAGAAAAAGAAAAAGAGCTAGTGGAGAAGCTAAGAGAAATAAAAATTTTAAAAGGAGAAATTGATGAACAAGATCAATCTACAAAATGAGGATCTATCTAAATTTAAAGCCGTTTTAGCAGATAACGCGATAAACGACGAAGCCAAGACTATAAGCTTTTTGGCTTTAAGCCACAACAATTTACATAAACGTAGCTCATTTTTTGGCGATGAGTATTATCTAAGCGTGGATTTAAGTGGCGTGAAATTTGAAGCTACTACGCTATATCTAGATCATGATGTAAGTTTTGAAAATGCTATCGGTAAGATCATAGATACAAAGCTAGACGATAAGGGCTTTAAAGTAATCGTGCAGTTTAACGATGAAGTAAGTCAAAGCCGTGAAGCATACGCAAAATTTAAAGCAGGCTTTAGTGATAGCGTGAGCGTAGGATTTAAGAGCTACGAGCTAAAAGAGTGCGAGCCGATAGGTGGTATCGAACACTTTGAGATAAAAAATGGCGTAATAAATGAGCTTAGTGCTGTGTGGCAAGGAGCTGATCCAAATGCGAAAGTGGCAAACTTTGCAAAAGAGCAAGAAAAACCAAAAGTACAAGAACAAGAGATACAAAAAGAAGATAAAAAGACGGAATTTAAAGCCGAGAAAAAAGACGAAACAAAAGAGATCATCGAGTTAGCCGAAATTTTAGGCAAACAAGCCGAAGCACTAGAGGCGATAAAAAACAAGATAAGCTTTAGTGAATTTAGTAGCAAGATAAAAGAGCAACAACAAAAAAACAACGACATAAAGGAGTTTAACATTATGAAAAGAGAAAATACACAAGAATTCAGCCTTGCAAATATAATCAAAAGTGCAGGCAACATTAATGCTGATTTAGGCTTTGAAGTAGAGAACTTTTTTAACAAAAGTAACGGCCGCTTTATTTTGCCATCTGATTTTGGTGTTAGATTTAGTGATGCTATCACAACGACAGCAAAGGCAGCAGGCGCGATCTCAACTGATTTTAGAGATGATTTGCTAATCGAGGAGGTAAAAACCGAAAGCCCACTTCTAAGTGAGTGTACTTGGCTTGATGGTTTAAGCCAAAGAGTAGAAATCCCACGCAATAACTCAAACATTACCGCTGATTTTGTAGAGGAAGGAAAAGGCAAGGATAGTCAAAATCTAGCATTTGATAAGATTATTCTTGAGCCACATACCTTGCTTGCAACTATTAGGATTACAAGAACGATGATGAATATGTCAGCTTTTGGATTAGAGAGCTTTGCATATAAAGCAATGAAATTTGCGATCCGTAAAAAGCTAGAGGAAGCGATCCTTTATGGCAAAGGTGTAATCAAAGGTATTTTTGAGATAAGTGGAATGCCAAGTATTACAGGGTATATGACTGCTCCAACACTAGAAAAGACTTTGAGCTTTGGCGATACACTGGAAAACAACAACGGTAATATTGCAAACGCTAAATTTGCTCTAAAAAATAGTGATGTAAGCAAACTAAAAGCAACAGCAAGAGGCGTATCAAATGAAAAAATGCTAATTGAAGAGCTAGGAAATCTACAAGGCTACCCATACTTTACAACGCAACTTATCAAGGGTGGTGATGTAGTATTTGGCGACTTTAAAGACATCTTTATCGGCTCATTTAAGGGTATTGAGCTACTAACTCATAATGAGCGTGGTGGAGATGTAATACTTGAGCTATATCTTGATGTAGATGCCAAACTAGCACGTGAAAAATCATTCGTAATCTCAAAAACAAGTGAATAAAAATGTCAAATTTTGCAAAATCTATGCAAATTTTAATGAGGCTTGAATTTAGTAATCCAAGCCTTACCTTGCATAAGAACGAAACCGAAAACGGCTTAACATTTTTTGGGATTTATGAGTGTGCTCATCATGACTTTAGAGGATGGGAGCTTGTAAAACAAGTACTAAAAGGCAAAAGCTTAAAAGAAGCTAGCGTTATACTTTATAACAATAGAGATCTTGTGGCTTTAGTCTATGAGTTTTATAAAAAAGAGTTTTGGGATAAGATGCGACTTGATGAGGTAGAAAGCGACTTAAAAGCTAGCGAAATATTTATTTTTGGCGTAAATGTGGATACTAAGCCAGCAGTTAGAGTCTTACAAAGGCTTTTAAATGTGACAGTTGATGGTGTTATGGGCGCTCAAACATTAAAGGCGCTAAACGCATACGACGAGGATAAATTTAACACCGATTTTGATAGTTATGAGATCGCATACTACGCAAATTTAGTCAGCCAAAAACCAAAATTTAAGGTTTATGCTAATGGCTGGAAAAATAGAGCTTTAGCAGTCTAAATTTAATAAAAAGGATAAAAAATGAAGTATCAAGTACTCTATGACACAAGAATATCAACAAAAAACTATAAAGAGGGCGATGAGATAGAATTCGCAGATGGCACGGATGAGCTTTTTATAAAAAGACTCATTGATATTAAGTGTATCGAGCCAGTAGCAGGCAGTGAAAAGCCAAAAGAGCCTAAAAATCAAAGAGGTACAAACGTAAAAGAGCAAGAAAAGGCAGCAAAACAACAAGCCAAAGAGCAAGAAAAGGCAGCAAAACAACAAGCCAAAGAGCAGGAAGGACAAGGCAAAAAACAAGCAGATGAAAGCGATGATGGCTTAGGCGTTGATCTAGACGGCATCGAGGGTTAAAATGCTTAATATGCAGATGGTAAAAAGAGACGTAAAGAGCCTTTTTGCAAAAACAAACGCCACTTTAACAAAAGATGATATAGTGCTAAATTGCCACTTCAACAAATACACTAAAGTGATCTTTGATGATGGAGCAGTTGCAACGCAGACAACGGCGCTAATTAGCGATAACGATGGTATAAAGCTAAGAGTTAAAGATGAGGTAATGATAAACGAACAAGGTTATGTTATTACCAAAATCGAGCTTGAAAACCAAGTCACAAAACGGCTGTATCTAAAAGAGGCATAAAATGCAAAGAGAAACAATTATAAACGATCTTTTTACCCTGCTTAAGCCACTTTGCAAAAATGTGGAGCTTTTTTTAACTCCAGCTTTTGAGCGTAAAGACCTACCCATAATTATCATAAAAGACACCGACGACACTATCGAAAACGATGCATTTGTTAGCATCTCGCACGCTCTAAGTGTCGAGATACGGATGATAACAGCAAAATACAACGCATCAAATGAGATAATAAAGTCCGTTTTGAATGCATTAAAAGAGTATAAAAGCAAATTTCTAAAGATAGAGCAAACGAGCCTAAATCGTGAGAACTTTGAACTATACGATGATGAGTATATCCTAAGTACGATTACTCTAAAAATTTATTATAAAAGTGAGCTTTGGGAAGCATGAGAGAGCTATTTTTAGGAAAAATCTGCGAGGTTAAAAACGAGCTTGTAAGGGTTGATTATTTAGACACTATAACGCCTTTTATACCCTACTTACAATTTGCAAATTCATACAAAAGAAGCTTTACGCCGCCACGAGTTGATGAGCAAGTTATGCTCGTGGATTTTGGTGGAGCAAAGATCGCGATAGGTAGCTTTTTAAATGCAAGTTTTAGCGTGCCAAGTGGTGCAAGCACAACAAAAGAAGTGAGCCAATACGAGGATGGTACGATAATAAGCTACGACACTTCAAGCTCAACACTTGAAATCACAAATCCAAAAGTGATAAACATAGTGGTACAAAACGATATAAATGTGACTTGCAAAAATGCAAATTTAACTGCACAAAATACCACCATAAAAAGCCCTAATGTGCAAATTTTAGGGAACACAAACATACAAGGCGCGATCACCACATCAGGGGACGGTGGCGGAAGTGGCGAGTTTAGTATCAATGGGAATTTGAAAATAAAAG